GAGATTGAACTTGTTGAGTTGAATAAGGAAATGCCATATGGTAGCCAAGACCCTAAAGAAGAAGATTAAGACTCTTCCGCGTAAAATCAAAACAGGTCTGGCTGCAGCTCCTACAGATGATTTCCGTTGGTTCTATGACTATATCCGTATGGAAGTAGACAAGAAAGATCTTGCTTTAATTATTAAAAGCTATATCAAAAAGCATTTTAAAGGTGCCGAGCAAAAGCTTTTGCTGTCTGCGCCTGAATGGTGTTATACAGCTGAACCCGGAGTTGCAGCATCAATTCATTGGCAAGCGCTGGGACATGAATTTCCAGTTAAATGGGATGGTGTCAAGAAGGTTCAGTCGTATATTGATCGAATCAAATCTAGGGCATTGGATAATGTGAAAGAGGATGATGCTGCTTCTGTGGTAACTCGACGTTCTCCAATGGAATTGGTTAAAGAAAAGAACTCTGAATTTATTTCTGAGATTGAAGTCACGATTGATATGTTCGGCACTGAGGTGTTTAATGATTGGGATAATTATTCCGTCTACAATGAAATGATTAAGGCTAACCTCAGCGCTATCGGTGGTAAAGCTGTAATTGATTTCTATACCCCTTTGAAAGAAGAGCTTGAAGAGCTGGTGGAAAAGAAAACTCCAGATTTGGTTGAAGGCTATTCTCATATGAGTAAACCACAGCAGAAGAAATATCTTAAACTCATCTCGTCTATTATTGATGATGCAAACCGATATTGTGCAAGTAAGAAAGCTACTCGTAAGCCGGCAAAACCTCGTGTCAAATCAGCAGATAAACAAGTAGCAAAGTTGAATTTCGCACCAGAGTCTTCTGAGTTTAAGATTACATCTATTAATCCGTCAAATATTATTGGCGCAAGAAGGCTGTATACATTCAACGTAAAATATCGTATAATTACTGAATATGTGTGTGAACGTTCAAATGGTTTTGAAGTGCGTGGATCTACTGTGTATGGCATCGATGCCGCTGCAAGTAGAGCTGTTAAGCTTCGCAAACCTGAAGAGTCGTTGACCACATTCCTGACCAAAACTCCTACAGCAATTAATAAGTTTTGGTCAACTCTCACCACAAAGACTATTGACGACGTGAATGGTCGCATTAATAAGGACACTATCATCTTAAGGGCACTTGATAAATGAGTCAATTCTTAACAAAGAGCGAGTTCACAAAACTCGTTGAGAAAAACGTCCTCACACAAAAGAATTCATATATGGATGTTATTCTGGATCTATGTGAAAAGCACGAAATTGATCCAGAGGATGTGAAGAAGTTTCTATCAGCTCCAGTTATTGAAAAGATCGAGGGGGAAGCAATGCTATTAAATCTTATTCCTCGTGGAAATCAATTGGATTTTGATTAAAAATTGCATATATAGTATGTTCGAAAGAACAAATATATGTTAAAATAATACAGTTATACTACAGCAAATATAAGGAAAATATATGTCTTTTGCAAATCTAAAACGTAACCGTGGTTCAATCGATAAACTTGTGGCAGCAGCGGAAGCTACAAGCAGTGGAGGTGGTAACAAATCGTTCAAAGATGAACGTATGTGGAAACCAACACAAGATAAAGCCGGCAATGGTTACGCAGTAATCCGTTTCCTCCCAGCACCAGAAGGACAAGATGTTCCATGGGTACAATATTGGGATCACGGATTTAAAGGCCCAACAGGTAAATGGTATATCGAAAAGTCGCTGACCACAGTCGGTCAAGACGATCCTGTCGGTGAAATGAATAGCAAGCTTTGGAATGCTACAGAAGATCCAAACTCATGGCAGCGTAAACAGGCACGTGAACAAAAGCGTCGTCTTCATTACGTATCAAATGTGTTGGTTGTTTCTGACCCATCCAATCCTGAGAATGAAGGTAAAGTCTTCATGTATCAGTTTGGTTCAAAGATCTATAACAAGATTATGGATGCAATGCAACCTCAGTTTGCTGATGAAGAACCAGTTAACCCATTCGACTTCTGGGGTGGAGCTAACTTTAAAATCAAAATCCGTAAAGTAGAAGGCTGGACCAACTACGATAAATCTGAATTTGATGCACCTTCTGAATTGTCAAGCGATGATGCATACCTTGAAGGCATTTATAACTCACTTCATCCAATTCAAGAGTTTGTTGATCCATCAACATTTAAATCATATGCTGAATTGAAAACTAAGCTTGATAGCGTATTGGGAACTCAGTCTGAAATGTCGATGGCACAACAGTCGCAGATGAACCAAGAAGCACCTGCGCCAATGCCACGTGAGCAAGCTCCTTCATATCCACAATCTATTGAGGAAACAGCATCAGCACCTGCTGACGAAGAGGAAGAAGTTGATACAATGTCATACTTTGCTAAATTGGCAGCTTCATAAGTTTACATGTAACCACGTTACAATGTGATGAAAAGCCGGTAGTCCTAGTGATTGCCGGCTTTTTAACGAGGACCACTAACTCCAAGGGCAAGACCCCCATCAAGTAAATCTACAGTAGCACCTCTTGGCATAACAATACCGGAGTTATTTGTTACTGTCGTACTATTATCGTTCATAGAGACGTTTCCGCCAGCCATTCTATTAATTCCGTCACGGATATCTTTTAGATGCCTTAACATTTCATCTTGTTGCATAAGCTCTGATGTTGATTCTGTTAATGTTCCGCCTGATCTTTTAACACCAGATTCTCCATTAACACCAAGTGCTATTCTTAATTTATTAACACCTTCTGATACCATTTCGATATTTTCTGGTTTAATATTCTTAAGCCCACCACCAAAATCAATCTTATCTTTACCAAAGGCTTTCCAACCTCTCGGATCAAATGGTTCAGGATTATCGCCAGTCAGGTGTGGCCACATCGAAAGAACACCACCTAGGTCCTTTACCATTTTTGATAAATTGGATGATGCTTTTTCGCCACTCAGATTTGATAAGTTTTGAAATGCCATAGCAAAGTCATTAATTGCATCGCCAAACGATCCCATTTTTTCAATGAGAGATTGATCAACAGTTTTTATCGGCTCGAGTGCTCTGATAATTTGAGAGATTGCACCTTTGTCTTCACCTTCGCCGAAGTTGGTTCCAAATATGAAATTTACAGCGCCTTGGATTGCGTCCTTTGCATTTGAGTAGATATTACCAATCTCGCCCAGGCCTTGTGCGCCGAAAAAGGCTGCCATCCCAGCGCCTAGACTTAATAGACCATTGCCAATTTTCTTATTGCTAATTTCAACAAGACGACCAATTGCATCTGGTGTGATTGCTAAGATTGAATCATTGAACATACGCATGACAGATACAAATCCGTCACCACCAGTTGGTAGCTTATTAATTACATCAACAATCTTACCGCCCGCGGCAAGACCGATAAACAAACCAGAGATACCAGCACCAACGCCGGTCATAATTGCAGCAATACCAAGCGCGCCTCTGACGCCAAGCGCACCACCAGCCAATAGACCAGCAGCCGTTGACACACCAACAATAACAGCAAGAGCTTTTACAGATTTTTCATCTAAAACTCCCATAGAATCATTGAACATACTAAATGCAGATTTTAAACCACTACCATCAGCACCCGCAGTCTTTTGAAGCCATGTTATTCCTGCATCACCAGCAGCAAGACCTGTCATAAATCCAGCGATACCAGCGCCGATGCCTGTCATATTAGCTGCAATATTAGCTGCGGATTTTGGACCTTTACCTACAACAGCCAATCCAGTAGCAGCGCCTAAAATTCCAACCAATGCAGTTGCCGCAGCTGGTGTGAGCGCTCCAATTGAATCAGAGAAGCCAGTTAATATAGACTTCATTCCACCAAAGTCCATACTCATACCTAAAGCGGAAGCCCCTTCGATAAGTTGATCGCCTAGAAGTAAACCGCCTAGGAAGGCAGTGATACCAATACCCATAGCACCTAACGCTATAGCAGCTGATTTGCCGTCACCTTTAATTCCAGCCAGAGCGCTTATTCCCATAAGCGCGCCCATTACGGTTATAGCTTCTGGTTTCATTGACATAATCATGCCAGAGAATCCACCTAATGCAGATTTCATACCATCAAAATTTAGATCACCACCAAGAGCTTTTACGCCGCTAAAGACTAGATCACCAGCTAATAAACCACCGAGGAATGCGCTAATAGCAAATCCCATTGCGCCAAGACCTTTAGCTGCCTTTGTACCACCAACGGCAGAGATACCCATCATACCACCAAGAACCACTAATGCTTTTGGATCCATTTCAAGAATAATATTAGTAAAACCAATTGCAGCCTCTTTGAGTTTGCCGAAATCCATACTAACATCTAACCACT